ATGATATGGTGCGCGGCATCCTGGGGGTCATCAGCCAGGCGGAGCGCAAGCGCATGGGGGCGTTCCTGCGGAGCGCGTTCGCCGAACGGGCCCGGCAGGGTAAGCAGCATGGACGCGCGCCCTACGGCTACCGGAAGGACGGCGACGGCCGGCTGGTGGTGGAGCCGTCCGAGCGGGCGGTGCTGCTGGAGATCGCCGATCGGTTCGAGGCCGGGTGGTCGCTGCGCCGCCTCACCTTCTGGTTGCGCGATCAGTACCCGGACGACCGGCGCTGGCACACGGCGACGGTGCGGGACCTGTTGGGATCGCCGACGCTGGCCGGGGCGATCCGGTGCGGCGACGTACTGGAATGGGGCTGCCACGAGGCGATCATCGATCGGGACCGGCACGAGCGGCTGGTCGCGCAGCTCGACATCCGGCGCTGGGTGCGGACCAAGAAGCACGCCTCGTGGCTCGAACGGCTCATGGTCTGCGGGTGCGGGGCGCCGATGGACTTCTTTGGCCGCGCCTACGATCCGACACGGCGGCTGCACGCCAACTTCCGGTGCGCGGCCCACACGGCGTCGATGCGGTTCGACCGGCAGCACTTCCCGCCCTGCACGTCCTCGCCCCGGTCGATCATCGCGCCCCGGGCCGAACGGCTGGTGGCGGCGGCGCTGGCCGACGCGTTCGCCAGTATTCCCGACTGGCAGGCCGTCGAACGGCGCACCGCTGAACGCATCCGCGCCCACGCCCCCGACGCGGCCAAAACCCGCCGCCACCTGGAACGGGAGCGGGACCGGCTGGCCGTCGAACGGGATCGCCTGCTGGTGCTCTACCGGCGGGCGACGATCGAGGTCGACCGGTGGGAAGCCGAGGACCGGCAACTGGCCGCCCGGATTGACGACGTGCGCGCCCGCATTGCCCGGCTGCCGGAACCGCCGTCGCCAGAGGTCCTGCAGGCCACGCACCGGCAATTGACGGCGCTCTCGGACGACGTGGCGATGCTGGCGGGGTTCGCGCCGGACCGGCTGGCGGCCATCATGCGCGCCCACGGCATCACCGCGCAGCTGCACGACGGCGGCGTGCGGCTGATCTGGCCGGAATCGCTGCGATATTTCTTTGAGACCTGAGTGCGGTAATGGAGAGGTGAAGGTGATCAGCCCCCCACAACAGCACTTGGTGGTGTTGATGGTTGCGGAGCGAAACGCCGGGGATCATCTCCCCGGCGTTTGCTATTTGCCGGCAGACCCGCGACGCAGTTCTGCCAGAGGCGCCCGACGTGTCAGCATGACCCGGCGTCGTCAGACTATGCCGTACTTCGCTACGGCCACGTTCGGGCGATCCGCCACGGGCGAACCCTGAACCCGGTGGCGGCGGCAGGATTTGCACCTGCGTCCTTCTGGTTATGAGCCAGACGAGCTAACTGCTGCTCCACGCCGCAATGCCGTGCTATCCGGGAGCTTGTCCGGAACGCCACCCTGAGGGCAGCTATTCGCACGATCTCTGCCACCGACTGACATCGCTCGGTAGCCACACTACTGCGCTACGGGAATTACAGGACTTTCACCTACCCGGCCACAGCTTAGGGGCATTTTAGCAGTTGGGCCGCTTATGGTCACCTGATGCCAATTCCCTCGAATTCGAGGGAATTAGAACCCTAGCGTTTGTTGCACCGATTGATCCTTCATGCGTGTCGCTGACATGTACGGCGGGATGGGGTGCGGGATGCGCGGTTTCGCGCCGGCCATCAGTTCTTCGATGGTGAGGAGCTGAAGCAATGGGAGCGTGCGCCCGTCCTGCGGCCACGTATAGTGGCCCGCGCGTCGGACGGCGTCCATCATTCCGGCCGTCGGATTTGCGAGCGTCACCATGACCCCCATCTCCGATGGGTAGGACGCCACCGTGCCCGCAAGATCGCGCACCATCGCCGGTCCGATGCGATCCCCACCCTTGACGGACACAATCGCTCGCCCAATGTCGGAGATTTCGTTTGCGGACTTGTACCGCTGGGCGAACCGGATGATGCCGTCGATGCCGCGATCGCCCTGCTGTTTGCCACGTTCGTTTGGCTGGCCATCGACCAGTGTGACGGCCCACCGCTCGAACTCGAACGCATCCTTCTCGAACAACGCACGGGCGCCGGCGAGCTCGTTTGGCACGCCGAACACGTCAATGGCCGCCGCGACCTCAGCACCGAACCGATCCTTGATTCGATTCTTCATCAGATCGACCGCCAGAATGGTGACGTCGATGCCGATCCAGCGCCGGCCGAGCCGTTCAGCCGCTTCAATTGTTGTGCCACATCCGCAAAACGGATCCAGCACGACATCGCCGGGATTGGAGCTGGCGCTGATGATGCGCTCCAGGAGGGCGACGGGTTTCTGGGTGGGATAGCCGAGGCGTTCTTTGGCTCTTGCGTTGACTGGAGCGATATCATCCCACACGCTCTGCACCGGCACGCCGCTAAGTTCATCGAGATATCGGATATATCGTGGCCATCCACCAATCTTCTTTGGCCAATAAATCCGTCCTTCAATCTCCAGTCTGTCTAGCGTTTGAACCGCAAACTTCCAATGGTTGCCCTTCGTGTTTGGATCGAATCCCCTCCAAGGCTTGCCAGAATCTCCGTTTCGAGTTCCCTGTGCGGTGAGGTCGGATAGGGTGTAGTGTCGTCCCTGATCGTCGACGTTCCTGTAATGCGTGTCTTTTAGGCTTTCTGAATGGTCTATGTACTGCGGATTCCACGTGTAGTCATTCCCTTTTGAGAAGAAGAGGATGGAGTCAGTATTCGGTCCCCATCTATGAGCATCACTATGAGCACTTGTTCGCTTCCAAATCACTTCATTCCGGAAGTTCTTCGGCCCAAAGATCGCATCGAGAATCATCTTCAGATAGTGGCTCGCCGTCGGATCGCAGTGCAGGTAGAGGCTGCCGGTCGGCTTCAACACCCGGTGCAGTTCCACCAGCCGGGCCGTCATCATGACCAGGTACGCCAGCATGTCGTTGGTGCCGAGCAGGTGTCGGAGCGCCATCATGGCTTCCGGAATGTTGCCGGGGCCGTAGCCGCGCTGGGTAAGGTCGATGAAGGTCTCTTCGGCGTCGTGGCCCCACATCCAGGTATCGTCGAACGCTCTGATCTGGGCCGACGATTCGAGACCGGTCCGGTCCTTGAACAGCACGTTGTAGTTGCGGTTCGAGTTGAACGGAGGATCCAGGTAGACCAAATCGCAGCACTCATCGGGGAACCGGTTGCGATCGCGGAGCCATTCGAGGTTGTCGCCATAGAAGAGCGTGTTGCGGTCAAACACCGGAGCACCCCGATCAATTAGCTGCACTCAGAGTGTCCGCATTCTTGCAGAATGGATAAAGGGGTGTCAACGGGACCAGGCGCGAAGCATCGGAAAAGCCGCCGAAATGATCCGGCGGCGCTTCTAATTCCATCGAATTCGAGGAGTTTGGGCGCTAGTCCGATCGTTCCACCTCGGTAAAGTAGTGATCATCAGCCGCCGCCATCAACTCGTCGAAGTCGAAGCCGTCACGATCGCACAGGTGCATCAGGTTGGCCAGCAGGTCCACCACGGCGAGCTCGCGCCCTTGCCCGTCTTCGATCACGGCGATTCTCAGGGGGCGGTACTGGCGTCGGAGGGATGCGTCTACCACGCGGACGGTATGGTTCAGCAGCTGGCGCGTGAGGAACGACAATGTGTTTGCGGTTACGAGGCGCCTCCAACATTCTACTCCTCAACTAGGCTTTGACCGAGCTCTGCGTCGTTCTCGGAGCGCATCGATAAGTGCATCAGCCTGAATAATGGTGGTATGGGCAAGGATCGCGTCTTTCGCAGCTTGGTCACAGGCTTGGGCGATTTCGGAATGACTGAGTCCTTCTGATTCAGAAACAGCTGCGGCCCAATCCACTTTGTCGCACTTCATCGTTCCGAGGCGGTTTCTCATTACTTGTAACGCAACGGCAGGCGAAGGAGACGTGTATTCAATCACCGCGTCGAACCTTCTAAACAAAGCTTGATCGAGCGATCTCACATGATTGGTCGCCGCAACAACCAGGCTGTCAGAGTCATCGATCTCGAGGAATTGCAGGAACGAATTGAGTACCCGACGGATTTCTCCCACATCGTTACCTGATCCACGTTCACTGCCGAGCGAATCAAACTCATCGAAAAGATACACGCCGTGAGTGCTCTGCAAAGCATCGAACACTAAACGTAGCTTCGCAGCCGTCTCTCCCAGAAAGCGCGTTACCAAGCCATCGAGTTGAACGGTAAACAGCGGGATCCCCAATTCACCCGCAAATGCACTCGCCGTCATTGATTTGCCGGTCCCAGGTGGACCCACGAGCAGCACCTTGCGCATAGGCGAATAGCCATGCATTCGAATTCGCTTCCGCTGGCGTTGTTCGCGTACCACGCGCTCAAGTCTGTGTCGCAATTGGTCATCAAGCGCCAAATCCGATAGTCGAAGCTTTGGGTAGCTAACCGACATTAACCCAGCAAGTTCGCCTCGGGGTTGAGCAAGGGGGGTGACGCGCCGGCTAAGAACATTATCGGGTGAATTGGCCTTTGCCTTGGCTTGATCAACGGCGTCGCGAAGATCTTGCGCGAGTCGGCCATGTCCGCTCCGCGCAGCCTGAGCCGCCACTTGAAGGGCTACCGAGTAGAATCTCGCATCATCCCCCTCAGCGTGGCTTCGAATCAGGGCCTTCACTTGCTCCGCGTTTGCCATTTGTCCTCCGCGGCGCCGCGCAAGCACACGACATGAGAAAGAGAGTACGAGCGAATCGCACGTACATTGTGCATTAGTAGACCATTCAATGCACATGAAGCCGGCAGCTCCCTGCCGGCTTCATGAGTCCATGGACGCTACCTGATTCGTGGATTTAGTGGCCTACCCCGTTTGCTGCTCGATCGCCGGCGCAATCCCGCTCGGCTTCCAGAGCGTCTGGTACGTGATCGATGCCATCACCAGAATGATCAGCACTGCGGACAGGAAGTCGCCCCGCTCGAACTCGCCGGCGAAGTAGGACGTGCCGGCCGCCGCAACCACGGAGAAAACGAAGACCGCGCCACCTTTCACCTCAGAGCGCCACCCTTGCCGGATGACGGCCGCGGCCGCGAGTGGCAGGAACGTGCCGACCAGGAACGCCCAGCGCCCGACGTTGTTGTCGGGCGCCACGCCCTCCCCTACACCCTGCGCTGCAGCCAGCTGGATCGAGGCGGCGAGCAGCGCGAAGGCAATCACGAACCCGAACCACGAGAACCGAATCAGTCGATTGAGCTTGACCACGATGCTAATCCTTTCTGCCGGCCCACCAGATGTAGCCGACCACGATCACAAAGAACAGAACGCCGAATGCGTCTGCCATGGGCCTAGGCCTTCCGTTCCCATGAGAAGCCGCCTTCCCAGCGGTAAAGCTGATTGCCGTTGCCGCGTCTGATCTTTTCTTGCGCTTTCGGCCACAGTCCCGATTTCTTCCCGTAGGCCAACCAGACCTGGGACGGCGCGGTGTTCAGATCGAATCGTTCTTCGATGCCGGTCGTCGGGTCGATAAACCGGCCGTAGAGCCGGCGCAACGACTCGAACGTGTGCCCGTCCGGGATCGTGTGTTTCTCCGGCTCCGGGTCGGGTTGCGGTTCCTCTTCCGGCAACTCGATCTCCGGGTTCTCCTGCCAGCGCTTGAGGATCGCCCGCGTCCGCTCGATCAGGTCGTTCGTTTCACGCTTGACGACATCGAACGGGCATTTCTTCGCGCCGAGGTCGGGGCCGAATTCCTCATGCCACCGGACGAAGCTGAACCCGTCCTGCGGGGCAATCGGAAAGACGTTCCACGGAATGCCGTACTGATCGGCCCAATACGCGGTGAGCGCAGCGACGGCGTTGCGCGATGCCTCGTCAAGCGGCGTTGTCTGGAAGCCGCTGATCTCGATACTCACCTGATCGCGGTTGACCGCGTTGATGCCGTACTTCTTTGCGAACGCGGCACCGTCACCGTACGCATGGAAGGCAGAGTACGATCCGGACGCCCACCCCGACTGATAGCCGAGCGGGTTGTTCCAGCGCAGAATGACCCCGGCATTCGCTGTGCCATCCGTGGCCAGCACGCCCACGCCGTAATCGGTGAGCGCCTTGACATCGCTGCGACGGAAATAGGTGTCGGTGCCCCAGAGGGACCCGAGGATGCGGTGCCAAACGACTCCCTTGACCGATCGCTTGCCGAGGTTGTTTTGTCCGACGCCTTCGGGTTTGGTAATCGGGCGATCCTGAAAGGCGGGATGCGGTACCCGCCCGAATGTGACGCTCACGGCGTTCTCGCTTTCTCCCGTGGCCGGGAACAGCCGGCGCATCGTGGCCAGCAGTTTGGTGTGATAGGCGGGATCAACGGCCCAGGTGGCGCGATCCCCCTGGTAGATGAGATTGAGATCCTCGATGGTGTTGACGGCGGGGCAGCCGGGATCGGCGTACTTGCGTTGCCACCGTTGCATCCACGATGAGGCCGCCGGCGGGAGCTTGATCCGGTCCGCCTGATCCCACTCTCGCAGCGCGACCAGCATGGTCCAGACGTGGAGCCGCGCCGCGTCGCCGCCGCTGGTGATCCGGTAGGGGGTGGCGTCGTTGGCGTTGGTGATGCCGAGACCGGCCGGATTGAGCTCGCGCCAGCGTCCGGACGGTCCTCCGCCGGCGGTCTCGTGGTGCCACTGGGCCAGCAGGACCGTGGGCCGCAGGCCGAACTCGCCGCACAGGCTGACCAGTACGGCCACGTAGGACACGGTCTCATAGGGGTTGACGTCGTGGGGCGAGGCGGCGCGAATGACCGCCAGCGCATCTGCCGCGGTAATGGGGTCGCGGCCGCGAATCGGAGTGCTCATCGTTCCCACCCGTCCCGGTCTCGGCGCTGGTTGTGGTCCTCGAACTCCGTCACGCAGCGCCAGAGCTTGAACGACGCCACGATGCCGGCCAGGTACAAGACGCCGATCACCAGCCGCATGATCTGCCGCACCCCAAGAAAGTCCGTTTCAATCAAGTCGTACCGATCGGAGACGGTCAGCAGGTAGGCGACGCCGATAAAGAAGGTCAGGATCGCGACAACGCCGTAGAGCCGGACCAGCCAGACGCCGATCGAGGTCTGGATGCGCGTACCCCGGACCATCAGCAAGGCCAGCCAGCCTTTCCAGAGCGCGAACAGGACGGCCGGGATGCCGACTGCGGCAAAGGTAATGGTCTCGAACATCCGGTCGTTCATAGCCGCCTCCGATCGTGCCGCTCTCGCAGTCGGGCAAACAGGGCATCGGCCGCGAAGTTGCCGGTCGGTTCCGGGTCGATCACGGGCGCGTACGATCGATTTGCGATGGCGCGGGCTTCGTTCGGTCCGACGATCGCGACGATGAGCGGGTCCGTCGCCGTCGCCTCGCGGGCGTCGGGGAGAGAGCGGCCGGCTCGGTGGTAGCACCAGAGCGCGAACCGGCGGAGGGCTCGTGATCCCGCATTTCCTCGATGGCGCGGCGCCGGTCGAGCGCCTCCCGGAGCGCACGGTTCTCCGCCTCGCACGTCTCGTAGTCGATCAGGATCGCGCCCAGATCGAACGCGGCGTTCTTGATCGCCCTGATCCGCGCGATAGGCCGCAACCCGAGCGCCCGTCCGATCGCCGTGACGACGATCGCCATGCCTCCCGTTATCAGTTCCGGCAACCACTGTCGCCATGCCTCCACCGCCCATCACCTTACGGCCCGACTGTTCATGGGACCCGTTGCGCTTCCGCGCTCTCGTCGCCGTCTGTCTCATCGTCCGCTGCCTGATTGATCCAGCCGAGCATGGCGGCGTAGCCGTGCCAGTAGTCGTCGGGATCCTCACCGTCGCCCATCGTGACGATGACAACCGGCGACCCATCGACGTAGATCGTGGTGGCCCGGTTCCCGTCCTCGTAGACCTCTTCGGTGGTCGTGATGCTCATGCCTACACCTCGATCATGGCGCCGAGCGGGATCGCCCAGCCGTAGCTGATCGCGTCGTTGACGGTGCCGGTGCCGCCGGTCACGCGAGCGCGGCCCGCGATGTTGATAGACGCGCCGGTACCCATGACGACTTTGGAATCAACCGCGATCCCCCACCGCTCGCCGCCCGTTGTCGTGGTCCGGGTGCCATCGATGGTGGAACCGGTGGCCTCGATGCGGGCGCACGTGATGATGGTCTGACCGGCAGGCGCATTGATGGCCATGCCGGCGAACGCGAACACCTGATACGGGATCCCCGCGATCAGTGGTCCGATGTTGCTGTTCGTGATCGTCGTACCGCTAGTCGACGTGACATTGGTGGCGGTCACTGATCCCTTGACGTTGCTCGTTTGCAGCACCAGCGGAGACGCCCACGACAGCGGGAACTCCTGCGGCAACGTCACCGGCAACTGGCGGGAGAGGATGTTGGTAAGTTCATTGATCCGGCGCTCCATCTGGTCGAGGCGATCGAGCAGCTGCACGTCCGACGTGCCGACCAGTGACCGGTCAATGACCGCGATCGCGGCCCGCTTCGGATCGATCAGGTGCGGGGCGTTCCGTCTCATGCCGCCACCCTCCGCCCGGTCACGATCCCCGACACCGACATGACGCCCGAATCGTCAAGGGCGCGCGCCATGATCCGCACGGTGAGCTGGTGGCTCACCGACGGCAACAGCACGCAGATGGTGTCGCCTTCACGGAACCGCCCGAAGCAGCCGTCGACGTTGACGACGCTCAGTTCGATGGCGTGCCCGAGCTGCGCCGTCTGCTCGACCAGCCCGAGCGCGGCCGAGCGGATGTGGCTGGCGTAGGGACCGCCGGCGATGCCGATCGAACCCTGGCGCCGCCCCACGGCGGCGATCGACGCCGCATCCTCGACGACCACCGATTGCCGGATGCTGGCCCGGTCGTTGAGCGGGTAGCCTTCGAGATCGTTGATGACTGGCGCGATCGATGTCGGCGCGCGCCAGTCGGTGATGTGGCGTGATTCGATCAGCTGCACGGTGCCGGTCTTGTCGGTGCCCTTGACGCCCCAATAGAGGATCAGCGCGTCGGGATCGATCCACCATTCCCGAGCCGATTCAGACGCCATGCGGTCGAGCGCGTCGCGCAGATCGCTGCCATCGAGGTTCATGGTCACCGGCAACCCGATGTCGTCCGCGTAGCGTTCCTGGACGACGGTGCCGTGCCGTCGGGTGCTTTCAGCGATCAACGTCAGGGCGACCGAGCCGGGCCAGCCGTGGAGCGGCCGCTGCTTGCGCGGGATGCGAGTTCCGCTGAACAGGAACCGGTTGTCTTCGGCGGCGATCTCGGTCGTACCGTCACCGTTCGGCTGCACGTCGGTGATGACTCCGCTCCAGGTGCCGGCATCGTCGTCGAGGCAGACGATCCGGTGACCGCGCAGCTCGTCGTTCAGACCGAGGCGCACCAGATCGGGGGACACGCATTCCGCCGACAGCGATCCGGCGCCATCCACGACCCACGACCGGGCCGGCGCGCCGTTGACCGGCACCCGCTGCGTGTTGAATCCGGCTGGATCGCTGATGAAGACGGCCGGCGTCATGAGTAGCTCGCCTCCACCCACGCGACATCGACGTCGCACGAGACGCCGGCTTCATCGACGGCGATCGACAGCGTGTGCGCGCCAGGCGTGGCGTGGAGCCAGCTGGCCGCAAGGGTCTGCGTGAGATCGGCCGCCACGTCATAGACCGTGTAGGCCATCGGCGGCACCGTCCTGATTTCATCGCCGGTGCTGGTGTCGGCCACGTAGGAGGTCATGTTCGGCCCGTCAATGACGAGCGACTCATCGGCGAACAGCACGATGTAGCGCCCGGTCGTTTCCGGGTTGATCGCCACGCGCTGGTACGGATAGCCGGCGTCGTTCCGGTCGAGGAAGAGATCGCGGTACAGGACGTAGGCGTCGGTTTCGGCGCTGATTGCGCTGCAGGCGATATCGGAGCTGTCGAGCGTCAGGTGCAGGTAGGTGTGGTTGCGGGCCGTCGCCACGTAGCCCGGGTTGATGATCCGGTAGCGGGAGGTGGAATCCGGCGTTGTGGTCCACGTGTCCACGGTCAGCGAGGTCGCCGAGCTGTCGGTGATGGTGCGCGATTGCCCCGCCCCGACGCCGCTGATGATCCTGACGGTACCGCCGATCCACTGATCGACCACCCAGTCCTTGCCGTCATCGACCAGCGTGGTCGCGGTGGCCGATGTGGCGGTGCCCTCGTCGCCCGCCCACGACGCGCCGATTTCATCCGCGCCGTTCGGGACCAGGAACATGCCGACCGCGTAGGTGTCCGGCTCCAGTGTGACGTTCTGGATGGCTTCGTTGCCGAGCGACGTGTTCGGCGTCGCGTCGGTGAATTCGTGTGTCCACGCGGTCGCGCCATTCTCCTGACGCGATCCGAAGACGAATTCGCACATGCTGTTCGGGTTCTTCAACTGGTAATCGAAGCGGGCCGCCGTAATGGGCACCGGCAGCGAGATGCTGACGCCGTCGTGCCCGCCCTGGTCCTTGAATTCCGGGCCGCCTTCCCAGGTGCGGTTGACATCGAGGATGGCGACGTAATCGTCGGTGCCGCCCGGGTTGAACGGAGTGAAGGGCTTTTGCACGAAGTGGTCGCGGTTGTCCACGTAGAGATCCCACGACCACGCGCCCGGCACCGTCATGTCGAACCGGTTCGGTTTCTTCTGACCGCTCGACAGCCACCACAGGCCGCGCGTGCTGTCGGTCCGCTCCGTCTTGCGCACCGGGTAGACCCAGCGGTCATTGCTCGACATGCGGACCAGCACCGACACGCCGTTCGCCAGTGCCCCGCCCCCGAGCGCCGCGTGTGTGACGCTCGTGGTCGTGCTGTCGGAAATCTCGATCTCGGTGCCGGCCTGCGCCCCGGACAGCACCGTCATGGTGCCGCCGATCCACCGGTCTATCTCCGAGCCGAGACCGCTGGGGATGTTGGTCACGGTGGCGCTGCTGCCGGTGGTGGTCGTGACGTAGGCATAGGAGATGTCGAATGCCGGGCGGGTGAAGCTGGTGAACTGGTGATTGACGCCCGGCAGGACCGTTTGATCCGAGACCAGCAGCGTGTAGGTGATCGACTCCCCGACCGGCAGATGGTCGATGATCAGCCAGCAATACGCCTGCACGGTGTCGTAATCGCTGATCTGGCAGGGTTGCGGTTTGCCGTCGCGGAGCAGCGCCCAGTAGGTGCCGGCGACGGCGCTGCTGCTGTTGTCCCCGAGATCCACTTCATACGGGTGATTGAAGAGCGTCTTGGTGCCGTTGTTGGTGATCGTGAACTGCCGCGCGATGATCGATTGCGGGAAGTTCCCGGCCGGCGTCATCGTCACCGTCAGGTTGGTGGGCGCGTTGCCGCCCACGGTGAACGGGGGGCTGGTGAACGGCCCGGTCACGAACTCGAACGCATCGAAGTAGGTGGTTCCGGTTTCACCTGCGGTCGCGAACACGCGCACGCCAACTTTGCAGTAGTCGGTCGTCGCCGGGGCAGGCGTGTCTAGGGTGTGAAATTGTTGCCACACATCAACCGCGTATTCGCCGGGTAGTTCAATCGTGTCGGCGAAGTTCTCTGAGATAAACGCATCAGCGGCGGTGTAGAACCGAACCACTGGATAAATGGTGATGCCGGAACTGCTCGTCATCCCTTCGACGCTACGCACCGCCGCCCTGATGGTAATGACATCGCCCTCACTCGCAGGAAACTCGGTGTCGTTCAAGACGTAGATCGCACCGCCCGATCCGGTGTTCACGGTCACGGCCAACTCACCCGAGCCGCCGTCGGCGTCGTACACGGTGCCGGTGTCGCGGGTGAACGCGCTGGTGACGTTGGCGGGGTCGGCTGACTTGGTCCAGCCGGTCGTGTTGGTAGCGAACGACGGGTTGGTGATCGCGGTGGCGGTGACGACATCGGTGTCGGTGTCGGGAGTGGTGGCGTGCCAGAGCGGATCGGTCGCGTACCAGACGACATCGAACGTGTCGACGGTGCCGTCAACGACCGAGCCCGGCAACGTGATGCGCGCCTGAACCGACCACTCGGTTGCATCGTTGAACGCCACCACGAGCTCGCCGGGCGACGTATCGAGCGGATTGAGCCGTTGCAGCGCCAGCGTCCACGTGGCTTCGATGGTGCGGGAGACGGTGCCATCGTTGCCAAACTCACACGGAATGGCGCGATCACCGATGGTGACGGCGGTAATGACGCCGTCGGCGCCACTTCTCGGAACGGTGGTGAAGGTGGGGTTCCACGCGCCGCGCACGTCGTCGTCCATCCCGATCCAGATGCCGTCGTCGCCCGGTTCCCACCCGCGCCAGCTCACCACGCGCATCAGCCCATCCTCCTCTTGCTCATGACGCGGCGTGTCCGATCCGCAAGGGCGCTCTCCTCAACCGTGATGGTCTGGTGGATGACGTTGCCCTTGTAGACCACGCTCGCGCCCTGGCTGCCCCGCCGGCGTCCCATGGGATCGAGCCGTCCTCGCGTGCCGGCGGCATTCGTGACCGTTGATCCCGTTGGCAGCGACACCAGCTCCGGCCCGGCCTCACCGACGAGCCGCAGGTGGCCGCCGGTCGCCATTCCCTCGACACGGGCGGCGATGTTGCGCTGTGAGTCGGGCAGAATGAACGTGCCGGTGGCCGCCCGGCCCGCGTTGACAAGTGATCCGCCACCAATATCGAACGTGTTGACGTAGGTGGTAATGGATCGGCCGTCCATCGCGTTCAGCAACGCGAGCATCCGGCTCAGCCGCCCTTCAACATCGTTGTCAGTCATCTTGACGTTGATGCCGAACGCTTCAGCGATCACTTCCGTGAACGTGGTGAGCGTGGAGTTCAGGGTGTTGAGCGCGGTGGTCGCGGAATCGACTTCGCCAAAGTTGACCTCGATGCCGGTCTCTGTCTCGGAGATCAACCCCATACTGATCAGCATCGCCTTGAGTTGCGGATCGGCAGCTGCGATCTCAGCGATCATCGCCGTCGTGGACGCCTGCATGGCGTCGGAGGACGACGCGGCCGCCAGCTGGGCCAGTTGCAGCGCCTGCGCGGCTTTCGCCTGGTCCATGAAGCCGAGCGCCACCACCTGCTCTTCCGCGGACCGATCGGCCAGGCTATCAACGTACCGGGCATGTTCTTCGGCCAGCTGCGCCATGAGCGGCAGCTGCTTGGCCTGAATGCGCAGCGCGTCTTCCTGCACCGAGTTGTTTGCCAGCATGATCCGGTGATTGGCTTCCAACCCGTCGCGATACGTCTTGCCGGAGATCAGGCCGTCACGGAACAACTGGTTGAGCGTGCTGGATTCCTTGTTGCCCTCGGTCAGGCTGTTCGACCAGTCCCAGACGCTTTCGGAGAGCCGGGCGAAGTTCTGGGCCGCCCCGACGACACCGCCGAACGTGCTGTCGAGAACCGTGGCCGGGTTCATGCTGGACATCGACTCGCGCACGGCATCGGCGATATCCCGGTAGGCGTCCTCAAGTTCAACCAGGTCGCCCTTGGTGTCGCCGAGGAACTGACTATGCACGGCCTGGACGGCGGCAAAGTCAGCAGTCGCACGAGAGGCCTGATCGATCGCCGGAGTGAGCTCGAGGTACTTGCTGTAGTAGTCGCTCATCGCCGGCATCGACGCGAGCACGGCCTCTACAAAGTCGTACTGGACGACGATGCCCTCAGCCGTCAGGGCGCTCAGATCGGCGATCGCTTGCCCCATCGAAGCGAAACGCATCGCCCACGGCCCGACGTCCACCACATCGGCGGCCATCGGTTCAGCGCCGGACCACAAACCCTGCCCGCGCTGAGACGCGGCGAGGGCTTGCATCACGCGGTTCTGTTCTTCCATCGCCGCAGCCGCATTCACGGTCGCGATTGCCGCCTGATTCTGGGCTTGCTCGTAATCCATCCATGCTTGCGTTGATTGCTCGATTGCCGTTGCCTGCGCGATTGCCGCTTCTGTTTGTTGCGCCCAAGCGGACAACACCAACTGGTAGACCAGTTGCAGTTGGTCGCTCGTGAGATTGTTCAGATTGCCGATGGCGATGCCTGATTCGAGCAACGCCGCTTCGAGTTGCCGGAATGTTTCCGGGGTGAGCTGCAGTAGCTCGTCAAGCACACTGTTGAGCGTCGTATCCGCACCGGTGAGCGATGGTCCGAATGGGTCCATCTCCTGCACCGTAGTGGTCATGTCGCGAATGTCTTGGGCAAAGTAGAGGAGTTCCTGGTACGCCTCGCCACCCTTGCCGAGCGAATTCGCCCACCGGGTCAGAGCATCGGTCTGCGCGTCGATGGAGTCCATCAGGTCGTCTTGCGTTAGGGCCAGGTACGCGACCGCGCCGCCGAGCGTAACAATGGCCGGGGCCGCAATCAGCGCCGCCGCGCCAGCCGCCGTGATGGCTCCCGCTAGTCCCACCGTTGCCCCGCTGCTGCCGATTACCGTAGCAAGGGACGAGAATAGCCCCGCTCCGCCGGCGGCAGCCCGGAAGCTCTTGACTCCCTGTCCGAGCCGAACCAGACCACCGACCGCCAAGCCGGCTTCGAGCCCGAACGATCCAAGCCCTGCCGCGGCGTCGCCGATCGGGCCGGTGAAGTCCACGAGAGCCAGCGCGGCATCTTGTGTCTGGTTAGCGAGTTGCTGCACCTGGCCGGTGGTCGTGTTCGCCGCGTCTCCCGCCGCCCCGACTGCGAATTCCGATTGCTCCATCAGGGCGTTGAACCGGAACGCGCCCGCTTCCGCGTTCGTCATGGACAACGTGAGGTTGTCCTGATCGATCGCGGCCTGATTCATCGTCAGGCCGAGCAGTTCGGCCGATTCGGCCTCACCGCGAATAGCCGCGGCAACCCGCTGTGATGCGTCAACGAGCGTGATGCCGTTGAGTGAGGCGAGATCACCGGATACAGAAATCAACCGCTTTATCTGATCTGTGGTCAATCCGTAATTGCGCTGCAACGTGCCCATGACGTTCGCAGCTTCGATAACCTGGTCGTTACTGAATATCGTGGTGGACTGCATTTGCTCCGCGAACGCCACAAATGACGCCGACGCCGTCCCATAAGTCCGCTCCAGAGACAAGAGCGCAATCTCGTGGTTGCGGGCCTGATTCGAGTAAATGGTGAACGATGCACCCAGGGCGGCCAGACCTTGCTGTGAACGATTGACAGCATCTCGATAGTTTTCGAGCGAGCGACTGGTTCGTGCGGACTGCGTCGCCACATCGGCAGCAGAACGGGTAACCCGTTGCTGTGTCGTATCCAGCTCGCGCATCGACTGTTCAGTCGTTTCGGCGGCGCGATCCATTTGATCGAGGCCGCTCTTCGCGCGCCGCGACGACGACTCCATGTCCTGCGCGGATGTCTTCGCGGCCTGTCCGATCTCCTTGAAGATACGGACGGCGTCGCCCTCGACAACGATTTCAACAGCTAAACGGCGATCGGCCATTATCGGTATCCTTGTGCCGGGTTATGCGCGAAAGGGATAGACAGATGAAACGGTTGTTCCTGGCGATTCTGTTGATCGCTTGTCTGGTTGGTGAGACCGCCGTCCAGGCCGACGATTCGCCGGCAGTGCTTGCGGCCGAAACGATCGGCGCGGGATGGATGTTGGTGGAGCACGCCGAACCCGGAAACTCGCTTTCCACTTGGAAGAAGCTGACCAGATACGATCATCCGGACGGTTCGGTTGTGGCTATCTGGTTGATCGAGCTTGGCGACAGCATCGGCGCACTCGAGAGCAACTGGGGCGCTGCGCGCCTCTTCTACGGTGCGACGGCAGAACGGGAAGCAGTTGTTCCTGATCCGCTCTCGGAGGGGATCAGTGCTGCCGACGTTGCATTGCCTGACGGCGTCTCTGACGGCATCCGAATCGAGGGGCTGGGTCGCACGAATCAGGACACGACTGGTGCCGGGCTCTTTGGTTCGCTCGAACACCGGGTTGCAATCGTCGTGCTCACCGAAGGCACCGTGAACGACCTGACCGGCGTCGCCGCCGCCGACTACATTGCCGGCCTCTACTTCGCTGCGTTGTCCGATCAGTAGGCTCATGGGGTGCCCTTTGGTTTCATGGCCTCGGCCTTGTCGATTGCCTCGTTTGCTTCCTTGATCCCGTCGTCCCATTCGTGGGCGACCTCGATGGCCAGCGCATAGAGATCGGCCGGCGTGTTGAGCCATTCGAGGATCGTCAGGCCTCGAACGTTGACGGACTTCGCGAAGACGACGTCGTTCGGGACCGGCGGGAGTTTGACCCGCGTGTTTTTGGTTTTTCGGCGCTCGGCTCTGGCGTAGGCTCCTGCCGAGCGCCGGATGTCCGGGAGCCGATCGGAAAACCCGCGCGATACGCCATCAGGGTTGTGTTGAGCAGCCAGCCCGCGATCTCCGGCGTGATGGCCGCCAGCGCCGCCGCCGCGTCTTCACGGGGCGACGGCACCGGCTCCACGTCTCCGGCGTCTCCGATCGTGACCAGGTTCCACCGGTGGATGTGCGGGGCGATGAGGCCGAACCGTTCGACCCCGGCCTCGGTCATGGTCTCTGCGTAGGCCAGTACCTCAGACGTCCGGGCGTCGATCAACGCGCGTTGTCGATCGTCGTCTCCCTCGGCGGCCTTCAGGGCGTCGAGGTAGGCGGCCGATTCGGCCTCATGCGCCTTCATCAGCGCCTCAACCCGCGCGTCGATCTCCGCCGCAGCCTCGGTGAGGTGGCGGCGCTCCCCGTTGGTCAGGTTGCGCCGCACCTCCGCCCACAGGCCCGCGTACAGCGGTTCACCGGTCGCTGGATCCTTGAGGTCGCATTCGATCCGCACGGTGGTGACGGCTTGCAGATTGAATCCACCGGTGACGCTCATCGGAACTCCTTAGACGAGGGTGGCCAGCGCGTTCACCACCGACACCGTGTAGTCGTTGCCGAACGTGGCATCGATGTTGCCGGCCTGCAGCTGCATGACGGCGGTCCGGTTGTGTTCGCGCTCGCTGGCCGCCCACGAAGCCCAGTAGCCAACGATGTCGATCGTGATCGACTTGCGGACCGTGGTGTGGATGATCGAGCCCTCCTGGTAGAGCCGAACCGCCCGCAGGACGGGCTCGGTGCTCAGGAAGTCGTCGTATTCGTCGTAGTCGTCGAATTCAACGGTCAGCTGCGCGTCGAGTGTGCGCTCACCGCGTCCGGTCTTGTTGGGGGCCGCGCCGGTCACGTTCTCGACGAACGGCTTGAACGACCGGTTGATCGCCCCGCTGAGCGATGCGTCGATGAGCCAGCTCGTTTGCTGCGTGTCGCCGATGTCTCCGACGGCATCGTCGATGAAGATCTTCGTGCCGGCCGCTCGAATCTCTTCGGTGGTGCGCTGGGTCAGGGAGGCGAACGTGCCGGCCACCGGCAGCCCCAGCATCTTCAGGCCGACGTCGAGCATCCACTGCGGCTCGTTGGCGTTGTCCGGGGCAATGCGCAGCTGCCAGGTATCGACCATGACCTGCGCGTAGTCTTCGACGTGTCCGGTCACGCCAACTTCAGCCGTGAACGACTTCAGCGTGTCGGTCGTCAGGTCGGGGTCGAAGTCGTACGCGTACGCGGCCGGCGATCCACCGTCGGTCACGCCGGTGACGCCGCCTTCGGCGATCATCTGCAGCCACCACGCCATGTCCTCGTAGGTGGCCGACTCGCTGTAGTTGGTCGTCGGCATGAATCGCGGGTAGGTGGCCTTCTGGCGGCGCACGTAGGAACCGTTGCGGACATTGCTCCAGACGGGCGGCCGGTCAATGTTCGGCGGCGTCCAGACGCCGTTCAGGATCCGGGTGGCGGCGACCGCGGTACCACGGGTGACCTCGATCCCCGCCTGGATTTTCTCCTGGAATAGTTCAGGCACGGCTTAACCCTCCTTGCCGGCGTCGCTCGACGCCTTGGCGGTGGACTTGGCGGCCGGCGGGTTGACCGCCTTGTAGATGGCCACGCCCTTCAGGGTGTCCAGCAGTCCCCGCCGCTCGACCCGCGCCACATCGGCGGCGGTCAGGTCGCGGGCCGGGATACCGGTCACCCACTCGGTTGGTTTGCCGTCCGCGTCGCGCGGCCCGACAAACCGGTACAGAATCTTGTCGTCCATGGTCGTCACCTCAATCAGGATGGGTCCGTGAAGGTCACGGCCCACGATGCGCGTGCGTGCATCAGAAAACGGACCGCGAAGAACTGGTTCTCACCAAACGACACGATCACGAATCGGTACCCCTCCACCTGGCAGTAGTCGACAATCAGCCGGTTTCCGAGATGGCGGTTCGCGTTGAACTTGGCCTTGACCAGGGGCACGAACGGCATCGCCGCGTCCTGTTCCGCGTAGAGATCGCCGCCCCGCTTGACCAGCAGGTAGAAGTGCCAGTAGTGGTGAAAGACTTCCTTGTCGACGCCCCCGACCTCGACGCGGCCGGCCGGCAGGTCCGGGTCGGTCAGCGATTGCAGGATCGCCGGCAGCTTCAACGCCGCGTCGTCGGGCGGAATCTCCCCCACCTTCTCGTAGACGGCCTGAACGCCCGTGATGGTCGCGCCGATGGTGGCCGCGGCGTTCACGATGCCGTTGATGTCGCCGGCCGACGTGATCGCCATGTCAGCGCCTCAACACGTTCAGGAGCCGCTCGGCTCCCTGGTCGGCGACGATCTGCATCTCCGGTTCCGTTTCGGTCACGGCGTTGGTGAAGAAGCCCGAGCCCGCGAGCGCCGGGAGCCTTCGCAGGAACACCGGTTTGCCGTCTCGCCCCTCGAACCGCATGAAGCGGCCCTTCGGCATCTCGATGGGGCCACGTCCCTTGTCGACGACGATCGGGTACGGGAAGCCCTTGGCCGAAACCGCCCCGACCGATACATCCACGACCGCCGCCTGCGCACTCACCGAGACGATCCGGGCCTTGATCGTGCTGGCCATGGTCCCGGTCTTGTGGTGCTTGGCCTGCGCCGTTACGACGGCCCGGCCCTCGATGGCGTCACCAATGTCCTTGGCGACGTCCGACAGCACCTCAGGCACCAGCTCGGCGGCCCGCTCACAGTCGGCGGCGAAATCCAGGAGATCGGCGGACGTGATGGTGATCGTCATAGCCGCACCGCCATCACCTGCACCTGCAGCCCGTAGGTGCCGGGCAGGTCAACGTTTCGAACTTCGTAGGTATCGCCGTCCCACGCGATCCGCGCGCCCTGGACGATCGGCGCCACCGACGTCGGGAACGCGAAGACGAACATCTTTTCGTCCGGGCCGAGCGCCGGCATGATCGTGACCTGCCCGGTCTGGATCGCCTGCGAGAGCGACGAAACGCCGCACGCGACGGCGGCGCGCGCCGTCCACTGCTGGCCCTGCTGGCCCGACTTGTGCGACGGATCGGAGATCACGCAGCTATCGGCGAACGTGGACTCCTGCACGGCCCGCAGTTCCGTCAGTTGTGCCGCCGTGAAGAAGCTCATCAGACCGTCTCCGGAATGGCGCCGATGGTGTCAGTGGAGATCGAGCCGAAGATCCAGGTATCGCCCTTCGGCAAGAACGGCTCGGCATTCTCTTTCGCCCGGAAGAGCGCGTTCTCGAGTTGACGCACGAACTGGGACTTGTTCTGGCTGAGCGACACGGACGGCGCACCGACGCTCTTCTGCTCATCGGTTCGATTCAGCGCCGCATCGTACACCGTCGTCAGTCCGTAGTAGCGAACCAGCGCCAGCGCCTTCTGGGTGTCGGCGTCCTCTACCGTTGCGGTCGCGGCATCGCTGAAGCTGAAGCCGAGGGCAACGAACGTGTCATCGAGCGGCTCCTTGAGATTGCCACTCGAATCGGCGTTCACGATGCCGACCTCGGTGAACTGCGCTTGCAGCCGCCCCCAGAGGTATCCGGCAAGTTCCATCCGGCTCATGCTCATCAGTCAGCCGCCTTCTTGCGGGTGCGCTTGGGAGGCGCCGGCGCGGGCTGCTCAGGTTGGGCCGGTGCGCCAGGCTCTTCTTCCGCGGGCTCACCGTCGCTTTCGGTCCCTCCATCGACCGTGACGCCGAACGCGCCCAGAACGGCATCCAGGAACGCGAACTGGTCGTCCGGCCCGGTGGCACGTTCGTCGGCGATGTACGCCTCGTAGGCGGCCACGATGTCGACGGCGAACGACTCCGCCGCGTCGCCATCGTCGACGGCGATGCTGGCCAGGAATTCGTCGTGCAGCTGCTGGCGAAGCGCGGCGATGGCGTCGGGTTTGTCCGTTGCCTGAAGTGCCGTCGCGATCGCGTTCAGGGTGGAGATGGCCTGCTCAGCCGACAGGGCTTCACGCAGTTCGGGGTCACGGGACGCCGGACCAGACACCGCGATTGGTTCAACCGATACGCCAACCAGTCCAGCGACCTCGAGGAGGGCGTTGTTCAGGTCCGCGTTGGCCTCCTTGCGACGTCGGGTGATGCTCTGTCGGCTAGGCATGGCTCATGGCTCCTGTTCAATCAAGCTAGGCGTACAGCGCCGGAATGGTGTAGCTGGCGCTGGCGGCGATATGAATCACGACGCCGTTCAGGCGATTCGCCGCGCCATAGCCCTCACGGGCCCGCCAGAACGACCCGGTCAGCGGGTACTCCTGCTGGGTTGCGACCAGCTGAAGCCCCTGCAGTTCGGTCGGGATGTCGAGCCGGCGCTTGAGCGGCGCGGGCTGGGCGGCGTCCACGGACAGGACGTATCCGGCCGGGATGTAGTCCCAAACGAAGATCGCCTGCTGGTTGGCCGCGCCGATGAACCGGCCGGGTGCCGGCAGTCCGTTGACGCTGGCGAAGGCGGTTCCGTTGCCGAGCGTCACGTACTGCGGCACGGCATCGTAGAAGTCAGTCAGCGCCTTCGTGGTCGCTTCCTGCGCGCTGTTGATGAACGCGACCTTCTGGCCCTCGCCGAAGTGCTCGGAGAGGTCGGCGGATGCGAGCGCGAACGGGTTGAAGGTGTCGCTGATGGTGGCGTTGTTGATGCCGCTGTAGTGGTCTTCCTGCGCTTCCGCGGTCGCGCCGATGACCGGCGGGTAGAGGGTGCCGTCGCCGTTGGCGAGCCGCCGGATGGTGAGCGATCCACGCAGGGGATCGGCGAACGTTTCGTTGGTTTCGTTGAACAGCGCCTTGAGGATGCGGAACCGCTTCCAGTTGGCGTAGCGCATCTCCACGCTGCGCATGTGGGCGTCGAGCTGCGGCCCGTTCATATAGGCGATCGCAATATCGGACGCGGCCACCTGGTCCCGGGCATCCTCGATCGGGAACGCCACGCTCAGCTCGCCGGATCGCTTGATCGCGCCCGGTCGGGTGAATTCGTTGGCGTCCTGCATCATGCCGCCGGCGGGCAGGAGATAAGTCTCACTGTGATCGGTGGTGTCGCCCTGCACGAACATCGAGCTCATGAGATTGAGATCGGCCTCGACCCGGGCGGCGAACGTGTTGAGCTCGTCGAAGATCAGCTGCTGCCCAACGGTGTTGACCGTGGTGTTGACGTCGCTGATCCCGAGGGCTCCGTAGATGGTGCTCATTGCGTTGGTACTCCCAGAGCGTCAGGCGACTAAAGCGCCGCGTAGGCCGTGTGGGTCGTCTGAACGTCCACATGCAGCACCTTGACGGCCACCCCGCCCTCGAAGATTCCCCGGACTTCACCGATCGGCACCACGAATTGCGTCGAGGTAACCGGCGCGGTGTCGGCCAGCGCACCGGCCGTAGCCGCGCTGACGAAAACTTGCACCCCGCCGTTGAGCCCGCTCACGGTGAATCCGTAGACGGATCCGTGCTCGAGCACGTTCACCGGGCGTCCGGCGGCCGCGTCGTTGAGGGCAATGCCCCGCACGGTCTGCACGGTGCCGGTCGCGTTGGCGCGGGCGAGATTCGCCTTGCCGTTGGTGTCCTGATAGACCACCTGTCCTTTGGTGATCGCGGCGGCGGCGATCATGGTGCTGATCTCCGCCTGCGTTTCGTTGACCGGCGCGATCTGCGCGGCGGTCAGGGCAACGTCTGCCATGGGTTCGTTCTCCCGTCGATCCGGCTAGAACCGCACGCGGGTTGCCGGCGTCTTGTCGTCTTTTGCGTTTCCGTTCGGGTTCGGCGTGCGACCGAATCCGGCCGCCTGCTTCCGATCCTCGTGCTTGTCCGACAGCGCCGCGATGATGTCGGCGTGGTCGGTCAGGAACTGACGTTTGGCCAGGACGTCGGTGTCGTCGCCCCGGTAGAGCTTCGTCACCTGGTCCGGCGCAGCCGTCCAGTCCTGATCGAGCGATGCGCTAACGAGCGCCAGCGCCGCGTCGAGCTTTGCCTTCAGGGCGTCCCGCTCTCCGGTCGCCGTGTCGCGCTCGAGTTCAAGCGACTGCTTGACCTGATCGAACTCGCCCGCCTTGATCTGACGATCCCGCTCCGCCTCTTCATCCGCCTTGCGCTTGGCTTCGGCGGCCTCTTCGGCGGCAGTCTGCTTGCCCTGACGACGCGCATCGGCGATGCGCTTATCAATGAGCTTTTGCTGTTCCGGCGTGAACTTGATCTCGGACTGATCCCCCTTTGCGCCGGGGTCGTGCGTGGTGCCCGATTCGTGCTGTTCGCCGGCAGCGGTCGCCTGATCGTTCTGGGTGTCGTTCTGGTCGTGCTCGCTCACGTTGGTCCTCCACCACTCGGTACGGCAGTGGCATCCGTCAACTCGGATCACGGCTCCGATGGGCCTCGGTTGACTGATTCAGGGCAACAAAAAACGCCCGCTCCCGTCGGGAACGAGCGCAAAGGCGGTAGTTCTCGGCAAGAGCGGGCGAGACGGTCAGACCGTGCGGCCCTTTTCAGTTATGCCGGTATCTTACACGAAATCGTTATGACGCGCGCACGGGTGTTCTGGAACGTAGCGCGGCCTCCCGCTCATCGTTTCTCCGCTTCAATGCGAGATACGATCTGCGATTTGTAACCATCACCCATGTGTTGATTCCCAGAGCGACGGCGCTAATGATGATCGCTGCTTCGCTCATGCCGCCCGTTTCTCCTTGTGGTCGCCGATCTCGTACCGCTTCTCGATATGCACGCAGATCATCCGCAACGCCCGGTGCAACACGATCAGGAACGCCTTCAGGTCGTCGTTCTGGTCCGGTGGTCGTTCGCTCATTCATCCACCCCCGACGATCTCATAGGTCACATCGTGCGCCATCAGCGCGTTCTGAAATGCAAGCGCCAGCGCGACCGCCGATGCTTCGCTTATTTTGACGGCCCGCATCATCATGTAGTGCCGCGCCACCTGTTTGCTGATGTCGTGGATGGCGGCGTCGTTCTGGTCGCGCTCAAATACGACCTGAGTCGCCTCGGCTTCATGGTCGCCCATCACTTCACCACCTTGATTGGTTTTGTCGCCCGCACATATCGCTTGCGGCGTTGAACCGCCGCCTCGAGGTCCGCGTACTCGTCACGGCAGAAGGCGTCGCCCCGCTGCCCGTCGTGCGCGTCAACGCAATCCGTGAAGGCCTGCGCGGCTTGAACCGCCGGCAGCAGCGAATCGATCGCTTCCCGCAATTCAGGGTCAATCTCGATGGTGATCTTGCCTGATGCCATGCGTCCCCCTTATCCGGTGCGACGTCGTGCGTTGGCCCGCGCCCGGTCCGCTCCCACGATCCGCGTCTGCGCGCCCCACTCAGTGTCGTACGATTCGGCAAAGTCCTGCAGATCGACCTCGCCGGCCTTCCACGCTTCATAGCCCGGGTTGCCCAGCGTGGCCCGCTGCACGGATTCCGGCTGACGTTCCAGCCACGCGGCGCCCGATTCGATCTCCTGAATCCCGATGCCGCTTTTCAATACGGGGATCATTCTTCCCCGACAGTTCGCGTGAAACGGCACATTCGCATCGACTGGATAAATAGTGCCATGGAGCGCCACACAGGCCCGGCATGTCTTCGCGTCCATCACCTCGACGCGCATCTTCCCGGAGAGCCGATGGCTGTTCTCGCGATACGACTGATCGGCCGCGCGACGCTGCACCCCGAACGTCGATTCGCGGGTCACCATCAGGGCCCGGCGCTCGGCCATGCCGGTTTCCTTCGCCAGCTCACGGCCCAGATCCCCGACATTGACATTGTCCGCCACGGCCCGCTCGATGACCTGTTCGATCGTCTGGCTGGTTTCGGGGCCAAATCGCTGCAACCACCGGTTCAGCGGCGTTCCGTCGGCCAACGTGGTGATCAGCTCCTGCACGGCCGTTTCATCGAGCCGGCTCCACGAGCGCGCCAGGTCGATCCGATCCTTGAGGGTGAAGCCCTGCGCGGTCGCCATGTCTTCCGCCGCCTTGAGCGCCGCCGCGACCGCGTCCCGCCGCGCCTTCATCAGGGTTGGCTCAATGGCGATGCCGGCACGCGTCAACGTCTGCTCGATCTGGGTGAGCAGTTCGGCCCGCGACGCCAGCGAAAGCGCGTTCGACGTCACGGCGGCCGTTGGATCGCCCAGCGCCGCAATGAGCGCGTCAACCTGTTCCAGGATGCGGAGCCGTGCCCGCCCGAACACCAGCAGGGCGCGCCGCATCGCGACCGCATCGATGGCGTCGAGGTCACGGCGCAACTGGTCGGCGAGTTCGAGCGGGTCAGGCGTCGGCACGCTCATCGTCTAGGCCGGGTTCAGGGCAATCATCATTGCTGTGAGCGAGTACGTAGGAGCCGCGGTATACACCACGGTCCGCGTTCCGGTGGCTCCCGATGAGGCGAGCGCCTCAGTCCAAACTGCAAGCTCATTGGTACTGTCAACGCCCCCTGACCACGTAGGCTCGGCAGCGTTGCAGGTGTGGCCGGTAGGCGCATTCCCCGCCGCACCATAGGAGCACACCACAAGCAATGTTCCATCGGCGTCTGGACTAATTGAGTCGAGTTCAACAGACTTTGACGGCGCAGAGCCTCCCGCTTGTGACTCGTAGGCTCCCCAGGTGTTGATTGGATTCCCGTTGTCGACACCTGAGAACCGCATGATGTGCGAGATGGGAGGCGCCCAACTCGGATCAGCCGCGATAGGCGATGACTCGTCGCCGGTGGCGATGCGGTATTGCAGGCTCCACCAGTTCCATTCACCGCCGTACTGCTCAACGACGGTGAAGCCGTCAATCGTTTCCGGCGTGTCGTTTTCCCAACCGACGAACGCAAGCAACAGGTCGCCCGCCTGAATATCGTTCGGCAGCGTCCATTCGCCTGGATAGGACGACGAACTGTGAGCGACTGATTCGAGCACAATTTCGCCACCCGGTGGCTCGGCCGCAACGGCAACCTTTCCCGCCAGCGCAAACGCACCACCGGGTGAATCGGTTGCGATGATGCTCTTTCTTCGTTTGCTCAACAGCTGATACATCCTCAGTTCCCCTACCCTGCGACCGATCCCGCGAAGAACTGGCGGGAGGCCCGATCCGCTTCCGTGTCGGCGGCCTCCCGGGATTCGTTGAATTGCGCGGTCACGGCCGCTTCGTCGAGTCCAATGCGCCGCAATCCCTCCCGTGTCTGTAGTCGCTCAATGGCCGCCGCCTGCGCGATCTTCTGGTCGAACGATTCCGGGATCAGGGTGCGCGGCGTGAGATTGAACGCGAGCTCGCCCCGGTCGTAGGAGTCCGGGGTAAAGGCGTCGAACTTGCGTTGCTGGTCCGTCAGGGTGCGCCGATCCCAAATGCCGTCCCGCAGACATTGCGCGGCCATGCTGATGCACATCTGACCGAGCTTGATCAGCCCGGCGTCGTAGTTGGCCGCCGCCTCGTCAAGCTTGTGCTGCACGTCCTGCACCAACGGCACCGCGCCCGGGCCGGTCACCTGGCTCATGTCGAGCAGCTTGGACGACAGGGTGATCTCCGGAAGGTCCTCTTCGATCTCGGTGAGCAATCGGTCGCGGTGCGGGACGGCCTCGCCGAGCCCCATGTTTTCGATCAGGCGTGCCACGCTCACGGGCGGCTTGGCCCCCATGACCTTGATGCCGTCGCGCCGGCGCGCCATGTCTTCGGACGTGATCTCCTCATCGATCCGGCCGCGCCGCGTTGCATTACTGGCGGTGAGCGCCGTGTTGAACGCGCCCGGATCATCGGTGCCGATGATGATGTGCTGCTTGGTGAACCGCAGGATGTAATCGTCGATCTCGGAGACGATGCCGTTGAGCTCATCGATCTTGTTCATCACGCCGGCGAACGCGGGCGCGCCGTGCTGGGTGCCGACGTTCTGATGCTGCACGAGAATGGCCGGCACGAATCCCCAGAGGTTTTCCACCGTCGCCGGCTGCCCGTCGTACCCGTGCGGCTTGCCGTCGAGCAACGTGGTGATGCGCCACTTGTCAACCATCTTGCCCCACCGGTACGGGCGACCCTCCGAGGTCACCATCGGAATCTCGACCTGGTAGTAGGTGACGTCGCCGGTGTCGTTCCAGGCAACGTCGGTCAGGTAACGCGGGTGCGTCAGCTTCGGATAGACCTTTTGGCGTTCAGGATCGCTCACGACCTCGGCGAAGACGTCGCCCAGCATGGCGCCGGTGCGCACGTAGAGCCCAAGGTCGAAGCCGACCGCTCCCCATTGGAATGCCTGCTGGACGGCCAGCCGGACCCGCTCGTCGGTGTCGTCGGCATACGGGATGCGATTCGGTTTGCCGGCCGTTGGCAGCCCGTCTTCGCTCATGGCGCCGGGCGTGACGCGGCCCGCATACCAGTCGACGACACGCCGCACCGGGTTGTGAATCGGGCGAATGGTCACCGGCAATCCCGTGCGGGTATCCCGGTATTGGCCGGATCGCGCGTACATCGTGTTCGCGTAGTACGACTCATAGAGCCGGTACGTCTCGGGAATCGGAGCGAAGTCCGATCCTTCGGTGTCGGCCGAATGGTCGGCAACGAGAATGCCGCGGCCGATCGCCTGAAGCGTGGTGAACATCATCGAACCCCTTGCGCGATCAGATCGCCGATCACGGCCAGCCCCACGACCACGGCCACCAGCACCAGCACGGCGGCGGCGATGCCGATCGCGACGGCAAACGCGCCGGCGGCGGCTTCCACGAACCGGCTGACTCGCGAACGGTCCATCACTGGTAGCCTCCAAATGCGTCGGCAAAGAAGTCGCTGATGTTGTCGGAGAAGGACGGGCCACGATCGATGTTGGCAAACGCCAGCATCAGGGCTTCCGCCCGATCAGGCGACTTCAGCCCACGCTTTTTCATGTCCTCTTTTTTCTCGATCAGTGGATAGGTGTGTCGGGAATCGAACGAATACTTCACGCTCGAACACTGCCCGATGGTGGTTTCATCCGTGACGCCGTGGATCTCGTTGTTGTGGAAGAGTTCGCGTAGCTCCCACCAGAGCTCATGCCGCAGGTTCGGCCACTTTTCCGGGTCGCTCGCTGCGGAACCAACATTGACATCGACAACCTCATAGCCAAGTTCGCGCAACCGATCGGCCACGCCGGCGCCGAGACCAATCGCGTCCACCTTGATCTTCCCGACCTCGTAGGGTTCCAGCACCGATCGAATGCGCCCGACGCTTTGCATGAGGTCATAGCCGTGCCAGGCGTCGAATCCAAGCACGTCGGCGCCACGCCGGAGATAGATGCAGGTTTCATCGTCGCCACTCCGGGCGACGTCGATGCCCGCCTCGACCGGACCGGCATCAGGGTCGGTGTTCACCTGATCGATCCGGGCGGCGCTCGCTTCCACCCAGCCAAGGGCGATCAGGGTATCAACGCCAGTCTTCGGAAACTGCGCATGAACACGGGATTGCACATAGGCAGAATCGGGGCCGAACTTCGTGACCGCATCGTCAATCCACTGTTGCGTAATCAGGTACGGGCGCACCGTTTGCCCCGATTTGATGTTCGGGGTGTCTGACGCCGCGATGGTGATGAGGTTGTAGATGGATCGCGCAGAATGGAACGCATCGTAGAACGTGCCGCTCGGATTGGTCGGGTTACCGATGAGCAGCATCCGGGCGTTCTCTGAGGTCATGACCGCGTCGAGGGCTTCGTAGACCGCAGGGGCCACGCCGGCGGCCTCGTCGATGACGACCAGCGGATAGGTCGAGTGGAATCCCTGGAAGCGATCAGGCTCCGTGTCGGCGGCCTTGAATCCAAGTGCATACCAGTCGGGAGCAATGTCGTAACGGACATTGAGCGGACGTCCGAGCAGCGAACGCCGCTTTGCCGCCGCCGCCGATCTCAGCTCGCGCCACAGAATGTTTTCCACCTGGTTGTTCGTGGGGGCGGTGGTCAGGACCATTGAGCCGGGGAACGCGTGCAAGAACCACAGGACGATACGGGCCGAGAGAAACGACTTCCCGGAGCCGTGACAACTCTTGACGGCGGTACGGCGATTATCGCGCACGCTTTCGGCAATCTCGATTTGCTTCGCCCACAGATCGGCTCCGAGGAACGACGTGATCCAGCCAGCCGGATCACGCTGCATGCGCTGGAAACCGGCTTTGGCCGGTGCGTCAAGCGTTGCCGTCGCCATCGCCCGCTCCCGTACCGAACTCACGCAACGCCTGCATGAACGATTCCGCTGCGTTCAGTTCCAGGTTGTCCGTAAAGAGCTTGTGATGCTTGCCGATCAGTTCCAGCGCGTCGACCTTCGAGCGCATGTCCATCTTGAATCGCGCCGGGTTCCCCTCATCATCCCAATCGAGAATGACCAGAAACTCTCGCCATTCCGCCATCGCAATATCGGCGAGTTCGTTGAGCACGGCTTTGGCCGGGACGGCCGCGGCATCGAGTTCTTCGCGGATACGCGCGGAGACTTTAGGGTCTTTCAGGAGATCCGTCGCCTGGGCATGGGCCGATTTGGGGCTGTAGCCGGCCTCGATGGCCGACTTTGTGCCGTGGAATGGACGAAACCCGTCCGGGCCCTTCTTCCCGCCCAGGTAGAAAGACACAAACATTTCTCGTTGCGCTGTCAGTCGCCCGGTTCCCGCCATCATCACCACGCAGAAAAGCCGCCAGCGAACGCCCGCACGGGCAATCCACTGACGGCCTCAGTCCACCGTCCTCAGTTGTTGTTGACAGTATAGATCATGCCGCCCGGGTCCGCTGGGCGAATCGCAGCCAGCCACCGACGAACGTTCGGGACCCGCCGCACGGACAGGTAATCTCGAAGTCGCGACCGATCGGCCGCACCGACGCGCCCACATCGATCCAGATGATCAGCGTCGCCCGGCCGGCATCGTCGCGGGCGATCTCGCCGAGCGCACACCGGCAGTGCACACATCGCCAGGCACGAACCATCCCTGCCCCCTTAAACCAGCAACGCCGGAGGCCAGGACCGTCACGGTCAATGGAACCTCCGGCGAGGGTACGCCGTCTGCGTTATCGCGTCCCAGTATAACAGATCAGGTGTTCGGGTTGGGATCGTCCTCGTACAGCTCGCGGATCAATTGCTCGGACGGCACACCCGGCTTCAGGTGCTTCAGGACGCCCCGCGCCTTGCGCCATTCCCACGGCCCGTCTGTGCGCGGCACAATCTCGTACCCCGCCTCATGCAGCGCGGCAAGGATCGCGTCGGCGGCATCGCCGTGATAGCGATCAAGCTCGGGCTCCGTCCACTCGTGCTCATACGCCACACGATGCGCCTTAAGGGACGCCCGCGCAATCACGTCGCGCTCACGCATTGCCCGCCTCCTTCAGCATGGCGGCGATCCTGGCATCCATCACCAGCCATGCAGCGGTGTACCCGGCACTACGCTCGGGGTCATCACAGTGCGGGAAATCATCCTCCAACCACTCCCGCAACTCCCGCAGCCCCGCGTTCCGGGCATCGGCGTGCAGGGCTTCGACACGAGCGCGGGCGGCGTGGAACGTGCCGTCTA